TTAGTTGATGGCCCTCTTCCTTCTGGGTGTTCGCTCCTGCCCCTACATCAACAGAGCGCGTTGTAAGGCACGTTATAGCCCCTTTTTTAACGTAAAGGAGGCGTGGTGATGAAGTTAGAGGAAGAAATTGGACATAAAATGGTTAACCTTGGGCAGGAGCTAGAGCTACTAAAAGGACTTGAAACTCCAAAGCACTCACTTAACCCAGCTTGGGCGCAACGCGATGTCTTGAACGCAAAGATTGACACTCTGCGATGGGTTTTGCAGGGATCATTACTTTAATAAAGGAGTTTGTAGCCATGTTAAATGAACAACGGATTTTCACCAATAAACCTGCATGGGCTGGCTTAACAGAGGTTAGGCGTGACGACAAATGGGTGTGGTTTCGTAAAGGAGCCGCTACAACCATTCAAACAGCCCTATCCAATGTTTTAGCTTATGAGAAGAGGAGTAAGTAATGGGTGGCTCTGCATATCCCTTACGCCCTCCGCCACCGCCACCTGATAGGCCCTATAAACCAATGACCCTAAAGGAGCACCGTGAGAAGCTTGATGCAGATCACGGTATTGTACGGTCCGCAAGGCCACAAGCTGTTAAAAGCTTTCAAAGCCTCTCTAACCGTGTTGAGCGAGAGCGGGTTGATGTTAAGCCTTCTGACACACTTAAAAAGGTATCCAGCCTTTGCTGGAAAGCTGGTGGATGGCTACTTCTCGTGTATATTTTGTATGGCATAGCTACGTTTGGAAGGGGTTAGCGAATGACTAATGATGCGTTTATGAGTAGGATTAAGAGCTGTCTGCACATGTTCGACTGGGACAGGGCGGCTAATCAGGCCATCTTCGCGGAGACTAAGGCCATTTTGTCCGATATTAGGCTTGAGCATAACAAGGAGAAGCGGGCTATAGAGGCTGAGTTTAAAGCCCAGCTGAAGGCTAAAGATTCAGTTCAAGCAGGCGCTCCATACCCAGACGACTTCACAGGCTTCACACCTGAGCAAAGGTCAGAGGAAGTGGCCAAGCTGTTGGATTACAAGCTGTATACGAAGGAGCTGACGGCCTCTGAGTTGCGGGAGTTGAAGGACATATTTAATTTAAAAGCCAAGGATCAGGATGTCATCATTGAGCAGACCGACTTTAGAGCTATTGAGCCTGAGTTAGCTGACATTGTTGCGGCTGTGAATTGGCAAATTTCAGACTATAATAAGCCGGAGGTAGAGGTGTGAGAGTTGAAAAAGATGGATCTGTTGTTTTTGACGAAGAGAAGCTTGTGCTCGATCAGATTGTAGCTAGAAGTGATTTGTACAGCTCTGATCATTTGAAATACGCTGTTCACAGATGTAAGGAAATCCCTCGCATTGACTACCTTATTGGCGGAAACAGCTACATGGCTCTAATGCCAAGCAATATCAACCTGATTCGTCGGCTATGTGATGATGTTGAGGCTCAGGCTAAACGTCAGAAATGGAAGATTAGCAAATAAAGGAGAATGATATGAGAGTTTCACATAGTTGGCCAAGGAGAAGTGGAAAGACGGGGGCGGCAGTGATGACCGCTATGCAACGTGGATGGAAATATTACAACTGCGGAGGCTCCGGATGGACATCAAGGCAGTTCAACGGGGGCATATCACCAAGTTTGATAACCACATCTCTGGTTGGAATTAATAGCATCGTGGTTGATAACTACGAGTTTGCCACGGATGAAGAAAAGACTTTAATTGCTCTAATGCAAGACGTTGAGGTGTTTGGAACATTTGGCCCAGATGCTGATGATTACAAGATTCCAACGGCTGAAAAATGGGTAATGGTCTTGCAGGATGTTGAAGCAGGCCTACTCTCACTGGATATGGCATTAAAAGAGTTTAACATCACTAAGCGATGAAACTACCAACCATACCGCCACGCATCTACCAGCTCCCAGCCTCTTCTGCATTCCAGAGGGGCTATCAATACATCGTTAAAACTTGGCCTCGGCGTTCTGGCAAGGATGTCATAGACTTCTCCGAGATGGTAAGTGCGGCCCTAACAAAGCCGGGCAACTACTATTACATGTTCCCAACCCGTACATGGGCGCAACGTGCCTTATGGGACAACATACCGGAATGGACAGGTGGCAGACGGCTAGTTGATGTCATATGCCCTCCCTCCATCGTAGAAAAGAAGAACAACTCTGACTACTACATTGACCTGAAGAACGGTTCACGCATCAAGATTGATGGTACGGATAGCTTAAACTTCGTAGGTCAGGGTGGCTCAGGCTATAAAATGTCGGAGTGGCAATCCCATAAAGAGGAGGTTTCAAGCTTTCTCGCTCCCATTTTACGTGAAGGGAACGCTTGGATTGGCTTCAACGGCACTCTTCGTGGTAAGAATAACCATTTGTGGAAGTTTTATGAAGACAACATCGGTAGAGAGGGCTGGTTTACGCAGTGGCTCACGCTTAACGACACCAAAACAGACTATTGGATCTCTCCAAATGACGGCTTGAACATTAATCCGGAGCTTGTCGGACTCATTAGCCCCTATACTGGCAGGCCATTCACCAATGTTCAGGATGATGTGGACTCAGGCCTCATAAGTTTCAGCATGGCTCGGCAGGAGTTTCTGAATGAGGCTGTTTCCCATGTAGCTGGAGCCTATTACACTCGTGAGATAGAGGTTATGGACGGTGAGGGGCGCTTAACAGCCCGTTATGACGGCACAACACCTGTTTACACCTTCTGGGACTTGGGTGGAGATAAGCAAGACTCTGATAAAACAGCTATAATATTTGCAACCATCAACAAGTTTAGTAACCAAGTTGAAATCATTGACTATTACGAGAATACAGGGCACCTACGAGGCCACTATTTCGACATTTTAAAGAGTCGAGGGTACACTTATGCGGGTCATTACATCCCTCATGACGGAAAACGTAGTGATACATGGACTGGCGACGGAATGGCCGAGACAGCTCGTAAAAATCATGGTGTTGAGATGCGCTACATCCCCATTTCGCAGAGTGTTGCTAATGACATTGAGGTTACAAGACGTGACATGGCCAATTGGCGCATCAATCAGGACAAATGCGGTATGTTGTTTGAGCACCTCACCAAATATCATGAGAATGAAACCACTGGCAAACCTTGCCATAGAAACAACTGCTCAATTTGCAAAGGCGCTAGTCACGGGGCTGACACAGCTCGTATGCTTGCCACCGCTAGGGACTTGGGCATTGTTGAGCCATATTTACAGAACAGCGTTAGGGTGACAAGCAGACCGCAATATGCGGAGGAAGCGTGGGTGGTGGCATGAACAAACCAATTGAGCAGGCGCAGAAGTGGTGTGAAGAGCATGAGGAGAACTTATTCTCAGAGATTTCTCTGCATTTAGAGGTAGGCTGGGTGTATTCAGGGGAAGATGCTTTTGTCCTAGCAACGGAGGAGGCTTCAGAGGACTTGTTGACATCCAATCTAAATAAGGACGTTGACATTGACACATGGTATGTGTATTTATATTCAGGAAGCTTAAAGCGGGTGTTGGAACTCATCCCTCATAAGAATAAGTTCATTGCGTTCCGAAGAGATAATGGCAACATTAAGATTTATAAAACAGAACGGCTACTAGCCAGAATACGAGGACTTTAATTATGGGCGGTAAATCTAAGAAACCTAAACCACCACCAGTAGCTCCACCACCCCCAACAGAGACATCTTTGGATGTTCAACAGGAGATTGAGGGTAGTAAGAAGCGTGCTAAGAGTCGTGCAGGACGCACCTCAACCGTTTTAACAGAGCAGACTAACCCCGCTGGTGGCGGAACGGTGTTAGGGTAATGGGCGGGTCTGCTAAGGAGGCGGCTCGACTGGTTGTTGATCCACTGGGTGTGGCTTGGAAGAAGGATAAGGGCAAGAAGAAGGCTGGCTTAAGCACTCAGCAGAAGCGTAACAACGCCGCTCGTAGCGCACAACCCCTCCTTCAACAGACAGCACTTACACCTGACGACACAGCCAATGGCGCTGGCACAGCACTACTATAGGAATTATAATGGATAAGATTTGCGGATGTAAGATGTGGCAAGAGCTGGGA